CCACCCCCTCCTAAATATTTATCTCCCATCACAACAGCTTGGCTTCCTCCAATCACAGAAATAGCCGGAGTCTCTTGCATAGTGGCAAGGAGTTGCGTGGTACTTCCCACAACAGCAGCAGAACCACTCACCTCACTCACTGTCCCATCACTGTTCAAGATAACAGGCTTACCAGAGCTGGTGACGTTACCGCTTGCCGTAAAACTTACTTGCTTCCCCGCTCCCGCAGGAAAAAGATCAGAGAGATTCGTCATCCTGTATAGTCCTTGATATTAATCTGGTTTGTCTTGATCGCGTTGCCGATTAGCTGACCGCCTGTATCGGTGGATAAAGTGCCGTCTGTCTGAACGTAGTAATCAGAGGTTACGGTTAAAGGTAGATCACCCACTGAAATAACATTGCTTTCACCCGCAGGTGTAGCTGTACGATAAGCTACAACAAAGTTTTGAGAATCGGGATCATAAATTAAATCTGTTTCTTGGTCGCTTGCAACGGAAACTGAACGTACAACAACAGGCGTTCCCCACGTTGTAGAAGTCCCAGAAAGCGTACCACTTACTGCGTATAAATAGCTGCTGTTAGAATCATCTGAAAAAGCAATTAAAAAGTTGTTACCTGCCGAACTATACTCAATCGAAGCTGCGTGTCTAAAACTATCTCCCGCACTAGTGGCACTAGCAATAACCGGACTTGCCCAAGTAACTGTCGCCCCCGATAAGCTAATCACTGAAGCGTAAAGAATATGAGGACTAGCTGATTTAGCAGCAATCTCTACAGCTTTAGTTGCAGTGGAATCATAAGTTATGTCAGTAGTAGCAAGTTGCCCATAAGTTGCCCAAGCATAACTCAAAGCGGGAGTGCCAAACGACACGGAGGTTCCTGAAATTGTGCAAGCTACAGCGTATTTCCCCGTAAAATAAATGTCATACAACATTACTATTTTGTTTTCACTCGTGTAATAACACATAGGAAATCTATCACCTGCCAGATTACTGTCCGAGCTAAATTGAACTTGCGTACCAAACGCTACCGTATTAGTAGCACCGCCAGTAACCGTGGCAACACAAGAATAACCATAATTGCTATTGTTGTTATCACGATAAGTTAATAAATGTTTTTGCTCGGTTGGATCGTAAACGCTTGTCAAACTTGACGGATGAGGCGTTCCCGTGGTCTTACTGCCAAAACTTATTGTAGTTCCACTTACGGTTCCCACACGACCCGATAAATCACCGCCTGTACCTTGATCTCTAAACACCAATAAGACACGATCAGCATTTGTGTCATAGGTAAGCTGTATTTGATCCATTGTTGCTGTCTCATCAACAGCAACCACCGTACCCCAAGAGATAGCATTTCCTGTAACTGTACCCACGCAAGCGTACAAGTAATAATTATTAGCCTCATCATTATAAGCGATAACTACTTTATCGTTTGCCGTGTCGTAACACATTGAATAGCGATAAGGGTCATCCGGTGTAGGCGCATAAATCGCGTCAGCTCCTGCGCTTGGCCCTGACCCTAAAAGACTCGAACTCTCACACCGACTACCCCAAGTGTTTATCGTGCCTGTCGCTGTGTCGCTGATGGCTTCTGGAGCAAGACCTAAGAGGTTGGTTGAGGTGAGGGTTGTCTGGCTTGGTTGGTAACCATAACCTACTCCGTCACTATCGCCTTCATCGTCCACAGCAAGGTAAGTTCTATAAACGCTACCATAAACAGAGGGACACGTTGAATGCCAATTAGTGCCGTTAGTATTAACTGTAGTGGCATCACTTACAGTTACAGTTGTTCCAGAAATAGTTGTTTCTCGGATTTTAGCTTTATAACTGTCACCTGCGTCACCATACAACAATACACATTTTGACGCATAAGAATTGTAAGAAATGTCATTGTGCCAACCCGCACCCGCACCGTCATAAGCAGTTGCCGCTCCAAAACTAATATCAGTTCCCGAAACAGTACCCGCAATTACTTTAGGTGTAGCAGTACCCGCATCCGTATAAGCAATAAGTGTTTTGTTGGCGGCGGCATCGTAGGCACACCGAGTATAATCAATATAGTCCGTAAATTTTGTTTTTGTTCCGAAACTTATGGCTCCACTACTCGTTGTAGCAACTACACCATACCCTCCGTTGCCTGAAAGTTTGTAACCAATAACGCATTTTTGAGCAGTAGAATCATAGCTAATCGCCATGTGATCTCCTGTCGTTGTACTGTCTATAACGTATTCCGTACCCCAACTCACACTCGTTCCACTTATGGTGGCGGCACACGCTGTAGCGTAATTACTATTACCTTGATCGGTGTATATAACTATTACTTTTTGATCAGAAGCATCATAAGCGCATTGGCAGTATTGAGTAGGCGCAGCGTTAAAACTGGCAAGCGCACCAAAAGATATACTGGTTCCTGAAACTGTTCCTACGCACCCTTGTCCTAAACTACTTCCGTTGTTATCAAACACAACAACAATTTTGTGTTCGTTTTCATCCCATGCACAATCCGTATAATTGGTGCTTGCTGAGTTAAAAACTACGGGAGTTCCATACGAAACAAGGCCGTTGCCATAAATTTGAGCTACTACTGCTGTGCCATACCCTGAATTACCATTGTCTCGATAGGTCGTTATTACTACATTATCCGGTGCGCCCATAAAGCAAGTGCCAATATATAAGCTTCGTGCCGCCTCAAACTGATACTCACTACCCAAATCCGCAGCGGAACTACTTATAGGCGCAGCTTTACCATCACTCGTAAGAATAACGGGCGCACCCGCGCTGATATTGCCATCGGCTACAAACTCTGTGTTGTTTTGACCGCCACCTGCTGGCAGCAGATCGGCTAAATTAGTCATTTATACGCTCCAACCAATGGTGACGTTTATGTAAGTCATAACGATCTCAGCGAAGTTTTTATCAAAGGTAAGATTAGTAGCGGAGCTTGCTATGTTGCTACCGTTTCTATCTACCGTAAAACTACTAGTAGCAGCAGCTCCAGTTCCATCCTTAATTGTAATGGTGTCACCAGCCGATGGGCCAGCAGGCAAGGTAATCGTAATTCCCCCCGCTGTAGCTATGATGTAATCTCTATTAACCGCAGAATAACTTGTTCCTTTTAACAAAGGAGTTATCGCGCCAGAACCACCGTTAGCAAAAGGTAATACTCCTGTCACGTTAGCAGTAAGATCACAATACTGAACTGCTGTTGATCCTGTACCACCGTTAGCCGTGGGTAATGTTCCCGTGACGTTTGAAGCTAAGTTACAATAAGCAGTCGCGGTAGAACCTGTTCCTCCATTAGCAGTCGCTAGGGTTCCAGCCATCGTGATGGTTCCGCTAGAGGTTATTGGGCCACCACTATAAGTTAATCCTGTAGTTCCTCCAGAAACATCTATGGAAGTAACAGTACCTCCACCAGTCTCTGTGAAGTTTGCATCAACTACTGCTGCTCCTACACCAGCTCCATCTGTATAAACATAAGCTTTAGAGCCATTGGCAATAGTTACTGTGCCACCAGAACCCTGCTTGATTGTAATACTCTGACCGCCAGTGGTAGAGTTCTCAATCATCCAGACCTTGGATACCGTATTAGGGCCAAGAGTAACTTCTCTTGTTGTGGTTAAAGACACTGCTGAAGTAATCTTTAAAAACAAGGAACGAGTAGGATCAGCGGTAGCGTCAGCCATCGTAAAGGTTTCATTGGAATCAGCAGCCATCTGCTTTGTTCCATAACTAAAAGCATCAGCCACTAACGAAAGGTTCGTGTTGGTAGATGTACCCCACGTTCCGCTTTCATCACCTGTCGCTATTTCTTTTAGTCTTAAATCATTTGCGTAAGTTGCCATTTCTATACCTCAAGTTATCAAGGGATGCTTGTCCAATTTGGTGTTTGAGAAGGAGTCATATTAATCCAGTTAGGATTTTGCGAAGGATCAATGTTTTGCCAGATAAGGACTCGACCCACCTCACCTGTTGCACTTAACCCTGTCGGATATACATTGGTTGCAGCCTCTACAACAAAAGCCGTACCAATCTCTGATGTGGCTGATAAGCCAGTAACAGGTATTTCTATTAACAAGTCAACAGTAACGCCATTAAGTACGCCTGTTGCTTGCAGTCCTGTCGGGGAAACAGTAGCTGGAGCAACAACACTAAAGCCTGTTCCTAACTCAGACGTACCTTCCACGCCTGTAGGATAAACTCCCGTTTGTTCTAAAACTCCTGCGCTACCAACTTCACCTGTAGCCTCTACTCCCGTTGCCGAGATTTGAGCGTTGTGGTGTACAGTAACGCTACCTACTTGACCAGTAGCTACAACACTACTTACAGCTACTTCCCCCGGAGCTAGAACATTGGCTGTTCCAACCACTCCAGTAGCCGCAACTCCCGTTACGTTGACTGTTGCCCCAGCGACAATCCCAGCAGAAACTGTTCCTACTTGACCTGTCGCCTGAAGTCCTAGAGATTCTCCCCAAGCGCCGTCACCCCAAGCGCCTCGACCCCATCCCCCAATAACAATGGTGGCGGTTGTGTCTTCACCCCATGTTCCATCACCCCATGCGGCGCGACCCCAACCAACCCCAGACATTAAGCAATCCTAATCAACGCATTTGAAGCATCCGCCGTAGGCATAACAATTTTAAAATCACCAGCAGTAGATGTCTTATCACCACCAAAATCTAATACAACAACACTAGGATCGCCCGCAGCAGTATCATTATAAATGAGTGCGCCTCTAGCTGTTATTGTTGCTGTGCTAAAAGTTAGATCATCAAAGTCCGTAAAAGCCGTAGTGCTACTTGATGTAGGCGTTACGTTAGTAAGAGTACCGCCGCCTGCTGAATATCCGCTTCCTGATATTTCATTAGAAGTCGTATAAGCTGTAGTTGCTGCGGTAAAAGACGCATTGTTATCATACAGGGCTAACTTAAAAGTATTGCCTGTACTTGCTGTAAAATTGTGTGTCCCAGTCATAAGTTCAGTCTTAAAACTGGTACACATATAGTTACCTGAAAAAGCCATTTAAAGCCTCCTAATGTGTTCTGCCAAAGAAGCTTCCCCGGCATTAAGTAAAAGATTATAGATAGTTGTTCGCTCACTTTTTGCAGATTGCTTCATGTAATATAAAACAATTTGTTGAATTTGAGATTTAAAAGCTTCTGCTTGTTGCCTTAATACAGGGTCAGCACTTTGAGAGACTGAAATTATTTTATTAGCACAATCTACTGAAAGTTCTTCAGGAGTAAAACCACGATTGTGAGTCGTTTCTACTCCAACCTGTCCAATCTCTGACTTTATATCAACAGTAAACATTAAATTCTTACACTCCTCACAGCTCCTGATCTAAACGCATCAGTAGTATCGTAACCCTCACCAAGAGATTTAAGTCGAGATACAGCGTCCTCATACTTAGCGTTATACCACTCCATCTGGTCAGCCTCTCCTTTTAGAAAGGTGTAACCCTCAACAAGACAAGCATAGAGCAAAGCGTTTTCAGCATTTGAACCAAGCCAACTTTCACCGCTTGCTGTGGTAGTTATGGATTCAGGTTCAAACATATAATGAAGCTCAACTGCGTAATTAGCATCAGGCGTTGGCCCAACAATAAAACGAGTGTCATCAAAGATACTGTAATACTTGGGAACACCCTGAGTGGCTTCTACTGGATAAGCCTCACGCATGAAGTTAACGTCTTTAAAAATTAAATATTGATAACCAGTATTATCAATCGCTAAAGAATAAGACGCTAAAAATCCAGTAGGCATAGTTAGATAGGGATTTCCCTGACTTAATGTTCCTGTATCATTCCTGCGTAAATCAGGTATCTGACACGTTCTAAGAATTCTTTGTTCTGCCTGCGTAATAATCGTAGGCAAGTTAGCAACGAAAGTAGTCTCGCTACTTTCTAAGTAATCCTGTATAGCTGTCTTTAATGTCGTAAAAGTAAAAGCCATTATCTGTGCCTAGCCGTTTTTTTGGCGATTCGTTTGGGTTGCTTAGAATGTTGCTTTCCAGCTTTCGTATCTTTTCTTTTCTTTCTGGTTGTTGCTGCATACTCCTGCGGAGACAAAGACTTAATAGCACTTGAAGGCAAATATCTTTCTCCGGTCTTTGCGCTTGGCTTGCCAGACTTGGTTCTCCACTTCTGGCTAGTCCACTTCTTTAAAGACTTTTGAGGTTTTTTAAGAGCCATTACTTATAGCCCCCTCCCTTATCTTTATACTGCTTTGCTAACATTTGCGCTTTTCGGGCAGACCACTGTCCGGGCTTACCGCCTTTCGATCCCGCCTTAATCCTATTAAAAAGATTTTTACGCATAGTTGGCTTGGTGTAATTACCAGCCTCATTTACACGAGACTTTGCTTTTTTCTTTGCTGGTGCTTTTTTTCTAACTGCCATAATTAAGAAGGCGTATTAGCCTGTCCTCCCATGCCGCTGTGATTAGAACAGTAGTAGTAAAGTGTAGGCGCTCCGATAGCCACCGTTATCTGCGTATAAGCTCCAGCAGTACCCGGAGTCCCAGATGTCACTACACCAGTAGTGTATTCTGAACCACCACCCCAAGTTCCATCGCTTGTCGTTGAAAAGCGTAAAGGATGTAAAGGAGAGCCATTAGTAGAATCAGACTGGTCAAAACGATAAGTGTTTCCTTCAGTAAGATTCACTGTCGCTTGCTGAACTCCGTCAATGTAATACTTGTTACCACTACCCGGATTAGAAACTGTTACTGCGAACGTGTCAGAGACAGGAGTCACATCTCCCACAGCTCCAGTGCCAGCTACACCAGTAACATTAACAGTCACATCGACTTCATTGGTCTCTACTGAAATGTTACCTAAATTAGTTGTTGAAGAAACGCCAGTCACGCTGACAGTTGCAGTGACAGGTATAATTTCAACAGTAACTCTTCCCACATGTCCTGACATGTCAAGACCAACAGTTCGACTTCCCATTGCTGTGTTACCACCGCCAACAGGATCAAAAGCTGAGAGTTCTCTGCTTTGAAAAAAACCACCATCGGGACGCGGATTTCTCAACGCCTGCGGATCAGACATGTTAATCATCCCCAGCTTCCATTGAGGATTGTCTTTATCCACCACATCTCTACCAACAAGCATTCCATTAGGTCTGCCGTTCTCTATCTGAGGAACGAGGTCTTTTAGCTTGTAACGAAAACCCGTTCGGTCACAAAAGCCGAAAGCATGTTTTCCACTAGCGTAATTGCTCATAGATACTGATAACCGCCGGGAACAACATCGTAAGATGATTTATCTCTGACTGAATCAGAGGCCATAGTCCACTGCTCTTCGTATATTTCTTTAAGCATAGGAATTCTGTTTTCTGCTTGCGGTCTCTTTAACGCAATCATGTAAGCTAACCCTGCGGTTAAACAGGTTAAAAACGTAGGAGGTATGTTCATTTCTAAAGAGGCTGGAGAGCCAGCATCTTCAATCCTTTCCATATAGTAGTAACCAAATGTCCATGTTTGAGCTGAGTCTGGTACAGGCCACACATTAATAGTGATTCCGCTAGGCGCTCTTTCAACCCAGTATTGTATGGGTCGTCCCTGTAGTAACTTATTAGTCTGTTGAGAATAAGTAGCAATAGACATGCGTTGCATAGTTAGGTCTGACTGTTTGGTGGTATCGCCTGCGTTTGTTCGCATGTAGGCTTCCACTATGTCTAACCTGTCAGCAGGAAGAGCATAAGCTCCCTGTCCCGGCGTTAACGTCAGGTTTGCATTCTTTACTGTCCAAAGACTTAAACCTCTATTTTGCCAATCAAGCATTAGAAGGTTGAGACTTCTTCTCGCTGTCTTATAGTCGTAGCCAGAACGCAACTCCAAACCACAGCGCTCATACGCTTCTTCCATTATCTCGCCTAGATCGAGATTGAAGTTATAAGTTCCGCTAGTCGCCATTAGACTATTCTACCTCGCGTTTGTCCCTGAACAGCTTTGCCGTCACCGACTCTGCCTCCAGAAAACATTTTTTTGTTAATGCCAGCCTCACTCATCGCGATAGCCATAGCTTGATTTCGGTCAGTGACTTTTTTGCCAGAACTAGATTTGAGCTTACCGTCTTTAAATTCGCTCATAACGTAGCTAACTTTCTCTTTGCCTTTCATCGACACCTCCATCGCTTCCTAGCTTGACGCAAACGACTATTCGGGTCTTTTGCTGCTTTAGGAAACTTTTTCATTTGTCCTTCAGAACGAGCGCAAAATGATTTGCGCCTCTTAGCACGAGACTTAGATGGATTCTTTTCGGTAACCGCAGTTTTTAATTTGCTGCCGGGGTTAGCTTTACGATAAGCCTTAACTCCTTTCTCAGTCATTCCTGCGCCTTTCTTCGTTGCGCGAAAATTACCTGACTTGACAGAAGTTTTTATGCCCATCCCTTTCTTCTTGGTAGAGCCACCCTTCTTGAGAGTACGTTTGCGATTAGTCGTTTGAGAAGTTACCACCAAGTTAGATGATGAATTATTTCTTGGATTTCCATCTCTATGATGAACATCTTTTCTATCGCCTTTACTTACCTTGCCTTTCGCCTTCAAAGTATTGCGAGCCGCATTACGACCCGCTCTATCTTTTTTCTGCTTAGGCTTTGAGTGGTAATTAGCATACTCAGAACGATAGTTTCTAGCCATCAAACTGAGCCTTGTAAGCTTGCTTTACCAGAGTTTCCTTTTTCTCTCTGCGATCCAGCTCAACACCAAACTCACGAGCAAATTCTTCAAGCTCGACTTTCGTCATTTTGCTTAGCTCAGCTTTGGTTGTCTCTTCGACTTCCTCTACCGGAGCAGAAGCCTTAGCTGTAGACTTAGAAGAACCACCCATACTCTTGAGCTTTGCTTTTGCCTCTGACTCAGTCATCAGGTCAAAAACTGCTATCTCACGATCACCATCAGCATTGATGCTACCAATCTGAAAAACTGGATCGCCATTACTGAAGTTACCGTTTTGAATTACCTGTAATTTATTAGCCATAATTTTTTACGCCTGTAATAATTACCATGTAGGTATCTTGGTTTGCTGCGCCACGAGTGCTAAACAAGATGTCTCCTGTTTTACCCGTACCCGCATTGTTTGGCAAACCTGTGTATGCGCTGAAGTCTAAAGTGTCAGCATAGTTTTCTGGAAGAGTTACCAATAACTCATTAGCCGTAGCATCTAAAAATATATCAACTGACATACCGCTTGTGGAAAATTGAATACTAGAAACAGTAATACTTG